ATAAGGAGGTAAACTCTATCGAGGACTTGTTTCAGGCAAGAGAAGATAGAGAGGAGCTTCCAGAAGATGTTTCGGCATACTTAAAATTTAAGAAGGAGACTGGTAGAGGTATCGAAGATTTTGTTAAGTTAAACAAGAACTTTGATGACATGGAGCCAGACACCTTATTGGCAGAGTACTATTCCTTAACCGAGGAGGACCTAGACAAGGAGGACATCGTTTATATGATGGAGGATAAGTTTGCGTACGACGAGGACTTTGATGACGCAAAGGAAATCAAGAAGAAGGAACTAGCCAAGAAGAAAGAGCTTGCTAAGGCAAAGAAATACTTCGATCAAATGAAAGAGACATACAGAACTCCTCTTGAGTCAAAAGGAGGTCTAGTCGATGAGCAGGAGGTTGAACAATACAATGCCTACAAGAAATATGTTCAAGATTCACATTCGTATCAAGAAGAGGCTTTAAAAAAATCTGAATACTTTCAGAAGAAGACGGACGAACTTTTCTCCAATGATTTCAAAGGTTTTGATTTCGAGGTTGGCGATAAGAAATATACGTTCTTGCCAGATAATCCGAGTGAGATGAAAAAGAGCCAGTCAAATGTAAACAACTTCATCATGAAGTTTTTAGATAATGATGGTTTGATTTCTGACCCAGTGGGATATCATAAGTCTCTAGCTACGGCAATGAATCCAGATAAGATTGCAAAATTCTTCTACGAGCAAGGCAAGTCAGACGCTCTATTGGACAACGACAGGAAGATAAAGAATATAGATATGGAGGTTCGAAGTGCACCTCAATCTATTAGCAACTCAGGATTTAGAGCAGTGGCGGTTGACAATGACAGTGGTCGAGGACTAAAGATAAGAAGTAATAAAAAATAACAATTTAAAAAAACAACAAAATGGGAGTTTTAAGTACACCAGGTTTTGACTTACAGCCATCTGCTGAGAAGAAAACCTTATCAACAAATTACATTACAAACTTTGATTTCTTGAATCAGTATCTTCCAGATACTTACGAGAAAGAGTTTGAGCGTTATGGTAACCGTTCAGTTGCCTCTTTCTTGAGAGCAGTTGGAGCTGAGATGCCATCTAACTCTGACCTTATCAAATGGGCAGAACAAGGACGTTTGCATACTAAGTATGTAGACTGCGAGAGTGGAGATGCTTTTGGTTCAGATACAGCTGTAATCACTGTTAACGACACATTAGTTCCAGGTGTTACATCTACGACTGGTATCGCCTTTAGAATTGGACAGACAGTTATGTTGTCTGCAAACGGTAACGCTGCTTTGTCAAACAAGGCAATCATTACAGACGTTGACTATACCGCTGGAACATTTGAAGTAGCTTACTACGAGGCTAGTGGTCAATCATTTGCTTTAGGAGCTGCTATTACCGCATTCGTTTACGGTTCTGAGTTTAAAAAAGGAACAGAAGGAATGGTGGAGTCTTTAGAGTCTGACGACGCTATCTTCGAGAACAGCCCAATCATCATCAAAGATAAGTACGCAGTATCTGGTTCAGATATGGCACAGATCGGATGGATTGAGGTTACTACTGAGAATGGTGCTACAGGTTTCTTGTGGTACATCAAGTCAGAGCATGAGACTCGTTTGCGTTTCGAAGACTACTTAGAGATGGCAATGATCGAGGCTGTACCTGCTGAGACTGGTTCTGGAGCTATTGGTGCTACTGGATACGTAGGAAACAAAGGTTCTGAAGGTTTGTTCTACGTTGTAAACAACCGTGGAAATGTTTGGTCAGGTGGTAACCCAACTACATTGGCTGACTTCGACGCTATCATCCAACGTTTAGACAAGCAAGGAGCTATCGACGAGAACGTATTGTTCATCAACCGTCAGTTCTCTTTCGACATCGACGATATGTTGGCATCACAAAACTCTTACGGAGCTGGTGGTACATCTTACGGATTGTTCGACAATGATAAAGACATGGCATTGAACTTAGGTTTCACAGGATTCCGTAGAGGTTATGACTTCTACAAAACTGACTGGAAATACTTGAACGATGCTGCTTTACGTGGTGGAATCGTAGGTGGTGCTATCAATGGTGTTTTAGTTCCTGCTGGATCTACTACAGTTTACGATCAAGTTTTAGGTAAAAACGCTAAACGTCCGTTCTTACACGTTCGTTACCGTGCATCTGAAACTGAAGACAGACGTTACAAAACTTGGATTACTGGTTCTGCTGGTGGTGCTTCTAACTCTAGCTTAGATGCTATGGAAGTTCACTTCTTATCAGAGAGAGCTTTATGTACTTTAGGTGCTAATAACTTCTTCATCTTCAAAGGATAAGAATACCTATAGGGGTGTGCGGCGATTATCGCCGCATACTCTTATTTTTATAAATAAATTTTAAATCATATCAAATGAAAGCAAATGCTACACCAGTGGACAAGATCTATGTCCTAAAAAGTAAAAGCAAGCCACTATCCTTTATGTTGGCTTCAAGAAATTCAAGTAGATACCCGTTATTCTACTTCGATGGAAAAACAAACAGAGCGTTAAGATACGCAAGAAATCAAAAATCACCTTTCGAGGACGAGCAGGACGGAAACTTTATTTTAGAACCAATAGTATTTACAGATGGTGCTCTTTCTGTTCCTAAAAATAATCCAGTACTTCAGGAGTTCTTATCGTTACACCCAGATAATGGAAACGTTTTCGAGGAAGTAAACATAGAGAAGGACGCTACGTCTGAGGTTGATAGACTATCAAGTGAGTTAGATGCACAAGTTACCGCAAGAGATTTAAGCTTAGAGATGCTTGAGTCTGTAGCTAGGGTGTTACTTGGATCTAAGATCGAGAGAATGTCTACGTCTGAGTTAAAGAGAGACGTGCTAGTGTACGCCAAGAAGAATCCTACAACATTCCTAGAGTTGTTGAACGATCCTATGTTACAGCTACAGAACACCTGCGCTAAGTTCTTTGAGAATGATTTGTTGAGATTGAAGAACAAGGGTAGAGATATCTACTTTAATCTTCCACAAAATAAGAAAAAATTATTGACCGTTCCTTACGGAGAGGACAGTAACTACATATTGGCATCTTACTTGCAGACGGACGAGGGTATCGAGGTACTCAGACTCTTGGAGAATAAGTTGCAGTAGCGTTCATTTTAAATGAGCGTTCACGGAAACGTGAACAAGAAGCACTTCTGAACGGAGTGCTTTTTTTTATTATCTTTGTAAAAAGTTTTTAAGCATGATAAATTCGGTAAAATCTACCGTGATGTCTGTGGCTAACAAGAATAACTTTGGGTATATCACTCCTGAGGACTTCAACTTGTACGCAAAGCAGGCTCAGTTAGATATTTTTGAGGACTACTTCTACCAGTATAACAACTGGATTATTAGACAGAACAACAGAACGTCAAATAGTTCTTACGCAAATATTGTAAAGAACATAGAGGAGGTTATAGATACGTTCTCTAGCACTGTGGCACTCACGTATAACTCAGGTGAGTTTGTTCTTCCTGGGGACTATTACTACTTAAATACGATACGATACAACAACACAAAGGAGGTAGATAGGGTGTCTCAGAGCAAGGTGTTAAATCTTTTGGCATCTAACCTGACTTCACCGTCTATACTTTACCCAGCATACACGCTTGAGGGTGACAACATAACTGTGTACCCAAGTTCAATCATAGCAAACATCAAGGCTCAGTACATCAGGATTCCATTGGATCCGAAGTGGACGTATATATCTCTTTCTGGTGGAGAGCCTATCTTTGATCAGTCAGCAAGTGACTACCAAGACTTTGAGCTTCCAGCAAGTGACGAGCCGCTTTTGGTTGCTAAGATACTACAGTACGCAGGTATGTCTATAAGAGAGGGTGACCTCTATACATTTGGGAACCAAGAGGAAATGAAAAATAAACAACAAGAAGGATAATGGCATACTTAACAGGATACCAGTACTACGAGAACTCAGGAGCGACTAACGAGTCAGAGAATTGGGGTTCGTATCAGTACGTATCTCTACAGGACATAGTAAACAACTTTATGTTGATGTATGTAGGGAACGACAAGCTTATAAATAACGTGAACGTTTATGACGTACTTTTTCATGCAAAGAGAGCTATCCAAGAGATAAACTATGACGCAATGAAGGAGGTAAAGGTACTTGAGTTTAGTATCTGCGACGACTTAAAGTTTGTGCTACCAAACAACTACGTAAACTATATCAGAATATCACTATTTAAGGATGGAGTTCTTAGACCACTCACAGAAAATGTTCAGACAAATTATAGTAACAGTTACCTACAAGATAATAACTGTCGTGTACTATTTGATCAGGATGGAAATGTACTTGAGGGGACCTCTATCATTGATTATGAGAGGATTACAAACACCTTAAAGACCACATACTTAGGCAACGGTCCATTCACTGGGTCAGAGGGTTACAACTACAACGGTGGTTGGTACTTTAAGTACGCCATCGGTGCTAGATTTGGATTAAATACAGAGACAGCAAACACCAACCCAACGTATAGAATCGACAAGAAGTCAGGTGTTATAAACTTTGGATCAGGCATGGCTAATGAGTTGTGCATCCTTGAGTACATATCTGACGGTATGGAGAACGGAGACGACTCTCTAGTAACAGTTAACAAGTTGATAGAGGAGTTCATGTATGCGTACATTAAGTATGCAATCCTTAACGGAAAG